TTCGTAATCCACAAAACAACGTCTGGCATAAAGCCCCATCCTGTCAAATAACTTTCTAAACCCAAAAATGAATTTACCGCCTATATACCTCATCTCGAAGATAGAAGCCTCACGATAAATAATAAATGTATCGCCTAGCGTGCCACCATCAACTAAGTAACCCCCTCTCTCGGCAAGCTCATTCTCTCCCGCGTCTAAGGTTGGGTCTGACTCATCCCATGATGTAGGCACAGTCCCCGCATCAGCAGGATGTGACCATTTAATCATATAGGGGTAGCGAGTGCCCGACTTGGTAATGTCAAGGGAAATTAAGTGATTTTTAAATGACTTCATCACCCTACAAGTAGTATCTGCTGGCCAATTCGTTAGATCGGCAAACGTGCCACTAACGGCGACAGGGTTAAGCATCTGCGGGTCATCAAGGCCATTACAGACAATTGGAATCCCGCCTAGAACTGTGCCCGTCCACTTGTCATCAGTAGACCCATTGTAGTCACTCGCTGTTCTTGTCAAGTCGTATTCTGCGGCACCCTCACTTGCCATAATCTTTGTATTATTAGCATAAAGCCAATAAAATACATCGGCGTTTTCAATAGGGAAGATAAAGTGAGGGGCAGACGAAGGAGTATAGAATGTAGAGTAGCCAAGAGTCTTCTGGGCATAACCATCGTTAAATCTGATGTTGGTTGCAGAAGACCACGCTTCAGGAGGTGTTGCGTAGGACGCTACATCCCCTATAACGCCAACTGAGCCAGCATTGTCGAAAGGAATTATCATATAAAGTTAACATTCCTTGCTACGCCGCCAACAGGATTTGCAGACATAACGTACATATTAACGGTTCTGGCGTATGGCCCAGCCGTAGTATACTTGGAATAAAGTTGTATTAAATCGCCCTCTGATACGGCAATGTCCTCATTCCACGTGTTATCCTGTACCCCCGTATGGCTCTGTGATCGCTCAGTTCCAGCTGCCACCCCCCCAACATAAATCTTCATCTCAGTTGTGCCAGACGCAGAATGATCTACCGAGGTTGAGTTAATACGTACATTGTACGTACCGTCTCTGCCAACTTTAAACTCAAGATACTTTGCGTAAGCCGTTGATTGGCCAGTCAGGGTATAAGCCGAAATTTCAGACTCAATAAAATCACCAGTAGTCGCATCTTCTAGTTTTTCACCAGGAAGAGAGCTATCAGCAATTCTCGCCAATGGTAGCGTTCCTGAGTCAATCTGATCCCCTGAAATGCTCTTGTTCGTAAAGGTATCTGTGGTGGCTTTCCCTACTAACGTGTCGGTAGTAGTAGGCAAGGTTATCGTCCCCGTATTTGATATGGTCGAAATAATGGGCGCCGTTAGGGTTTTATTGGTTAGGGTTTGGGTGTTATCTACGCCAACAGCCGCGCTAGTTAACCCGACTGTATGGTTAAGCTCGGTTTGGGTGGCGGTAATAGGCCCTGTAGTATTAGGGAAGGTTAGTAGAAGGGTATTCTTAATCCCCCTAATATGGTTGTCACCCTCGCTCTTTGGGTCTGATACCCCAACGGGGTTAGTCGCAACCAGCGAATCAATGTATTTTGTTCCTGTGAGGTCTTCAAGCGCCACGGTTATTCTCTCCCTACGTCTGGTCTGCGGGCTAAAGGCCCTGGGTGTCTTGCGTTCTTATCTTGGTTGTTTAGATTTTCTACAGCGGAGTTATACAAAGCACCCCATATCTGCGCTTTCTCTGTATTATCTAAGAAAGGTTCAGCAGCGACTAAAGCGCCGTAGAGGTATATCTGCGGGTGGTTCGTTAATAGCCAGTTAGTGTCCGTATCATCAGAGAAGGCTGTGAACTTAGAGATATAGGCCACCTCAAGGGTGTACGTCGCGTCAGGGACAGGCTTAACCTGAACCTCTGTACCTATGATGGTGTAGCGCGTAGGCTCGCCAGTGGTCGCTGATGGGGCGAACGTGTCCATCTGATGAGTCGTGTGATATTTCAGTCTACGGATAGGGTCAGTGTTTAGCTGGATGTCCAGCATCTCAAGGTAATCTGTTGGCAGATCAAAGTATTCAGTAGAGACTGAAGCAGTAACTCGCTTCTCCATCTGCCTTACTCTAACGTCTGTTGCTATATTAGCCTCAGCAAAGGCGATGAACTCAGGTATTCTTGAGGTCAAGTCTGATCTATCTAGCCAATTCGCTATAGATGTTTTTAATTCAGCATAAGTGCTAATCGCCATTCCATTCCCCGTAACGCTCGCCTTTCAAAAGTTCTGATTCGCCGCAGACTTTGACTTTATAGCCTCTGCCTTTAGCGATCCCTATTATGTATTCTATGTTTGCTCTTTGCTCTGCGTAACCTTCAGTCCCCGTAACACCATGAAGCTCGATATCATCAATCTTATGGTAGATAGCAAAAGCCAGCATGTAACTAATAGAGCAGGCAAAGTAATCCCCCGCTATTTTAATGGCGCTTTCTATCGGGTATCGCGTAGCGTTATTGTAGAAATTGTCCTGCATATAAAGGGGCTGCCATAAGTCCTGCAATCTCTCTATATGATTGTCATCAAGCATTGACGGGTGATGAAGTTCAAACATAACATCCATCTTTGTCCACTCTGGGTCCCACGGCATACCCCACAACTCCCTGTCTGTTGGGAGTTCTCTTGGACCCATGCCGCAAATAGCTATTGCCATTTAACCCTCTTTTTAGTAAAAGGTTTTCCATTTACCGTAAGCAAATAAGGTTCGTTCTGCTGGATGTAAACCAGGACTCGCCTACGTTCCTCTGGGTCGGCAGATAAGACGTTATAGCCCATTCGGAATAAACGATTAACGTCCCCCTCATGGAGTCTTCCTACGTGGATCATCCCAGTACCATCGGCTCTATACTTCCCGATCTCAGGAGCCGCATTTCTCTGGGCTTTATTCATCTCAAGAACAGGGTTAACATCATAAGTCTCGGTCTTATATAGCCGATCCTCAAGCGAGTCATAGTGGGTAGTCTCCACTATCTCCCCAGTCCTGATTGCTTCTCGTCCTGCTTTAGTTAAAGCCATTAAACGTCACCGAGTAGGTCATAGAGTCTGCATCAGCATGAGTTGCTACCAGAGCAATCGTCTGAGGCAGGAAGTCATTAGCTGATACGTTTGCAGTTTCAGCAGCTCCAGGGAATATCGTTAATACAGTTGTCCCAACTGCCGCAACAGCAGCAGACGCAAGGATTGTATATGCTTTACCGCTTGTAGCATCTATTCCCTGCACCGTGAAAGTGATAGAGGCAGCGGCGGGGTCTACTGTGCAGTCAATAATAAAATGACCACCTGAACTGCCTAAAGTGTGGTAAGTCGTGTTCGTGGCTGTGCGTGCCGCTGAAGCCAGCAGCGATTTATGTTCTTTCATGGAGTTTCCCTAAAAAGAAGGGGCCAGAAATTAATCCAGCCCCTTGATTATTACCGCTTAATGGTTACTACAAACCCCGCAGGGATTGTATTGGTAGATGCACCACTTGTTGTCAACTTCAGATAGTCTCCCGCTACGAGGAAACGATCATCGTCACTTGTCAGTGGAACCAACGTATCAATATCACCCTCAGCAGAGCTGGTGTGAGTGATACTGATAGTCCCCATAGAGGCGGCATTTTTATAAACGGTAATTACCGCAGGAGCAGTAGCAATTGCGCCACCCAACACGGTTCTCACCTCCACTACTTCGCCTTCCATATCATCAGCGATAGGGATGCGTACAGACGAAGCTGTAGATACATCCGCTATCTCTCCTGTTAGGAAGATATTATTTAAGCTATAACTAGGCATTATTTCTCTCCCTTAAGATAAGTCGTAGATGCCAGCGTGAGCTTCTTGGTTACCTACCTCTAATGTCCACTCTATAAGGATCTGCTCTCTCTCGGTGTCACCAGTCTTGGCTAACTTAACAGAATGAGCGTCACGACCTGGGAGGCAGGCAAAAGCCATGTGTTCAAGGTCAAGGAAGTAAACAACGTCAGCAGGGCAGAAATTGTCAGGAACCATACGAACCTCATTACCCATTGGGTCAATATAAATATCAACTGTATTGGTAACAGACTTCTTGGTTCCGTCCTCAGTACGAGTAGCATTACCGTTGAAGCCAGCAATCGCTAGTTTCTGAGCTTTACCCATAACACCCATTGTAGGCATACCACCGTTATCCCATGCAGTACCTAGAGCATCTGTGAAGAAAGACTCCTGTAATGCACGAGCAGTACCGTCTGTATGAGCGTCAGAGCCATCACCAGTAGATGCAGTTGCATCACCTGCAATAGATGTATTGGTCTTAATCCATGCTTGAGCGCCTGCAACTTTACGGGCGGTTGTATCAACGCCTGCAACATAAGCAGTGTTAGCAAGAATCATTAACTCAATATCACGATTAAGCTCTTTCATCTTGGTTTCTTTTTGGAAAGCCATTTCAGAAGCGCGACCTGCACTATCTAATGACTCTTGAGTACCCGTTACACGTGCCACCTTGTCAGAGATACCTGTGTAATTGAATACGCGAGCAGTCAGACTTGCTGTATCTGTGGTTGCGTCATCACCCTCAATTACGAAGTTCTCAGCAGCAGCTGCCAAGTCATGTGTTTGCCACTCATGCTTAGTAGATGTTGCTTTGACTTTCTTTAAGGCCGTTTTAACGGGGGTTTTTGTTGGTGCTACCAAATCAATCACGTCAGACAAATCTTCTTTATTGCCTATCGCGTCATAACTTGAATGTGAACTTGCTGGTTGTGCCATCTTAATTTCCTTTATTTCGTGCTAGGAGTAACGCGGCGACATCGCCGGTTTTCGCTCCGTTCTTTTTAATGTTTGAGAAAAGCTTGTCTGCCCGTGATACAACTTCCTGTTGCTTTGCAGCGCCAGGTTTAGCTAACTTCGGCGTTTTACGTACCTTCTTCGTGACCCGAGGGTTGTCTTTTTGCAGACTGTCGTACATCATGGCTTTACGCATCATTACTACGATACGATGATCCACAACGCCGTTCATTTCTGCTTGGGTTAGCCCTTGAGTTGCGCCATAGGACAGCATATTCCCCCAGTCTTTTGCAGCCGTATCCTGGTTATTCCACTCCGGTAAAGCTGAGAGTAGTTTCGCCTTTTCTTCTGCTGCTACTGCGACCAAACCTTCTTTCGCCATTGCTCGCTGTTGCTCGCGCTGCGCCTGAAGTTCCTGGTAGGCCTGGTTAATCGAGGTTTGTCGAGAATTATAGTCTGCGATCTTAGCGGCGTACTCTGCGGGATCATCA